GTCGCATTTGCCCAGTCCTGCCTGGAAACCGGGAATTTCACTTTCAACGGATCAGCGGTAGCACTCAGCCAGAATAATTTCTGCGGTATGGGTGTGACTAAAACCGGCATGAAGGGTAATAGCTTCAAGACACCAGCAGAGGGTATTCGGGCACAGATCCAGCACCTGCAGGCCTATGCGTGCACGGACCGCCTGAAACAGAAATGTATTGATCCGCGTTACACATACGTCAACAGGGGCTGCGCAGAGTATGTGGAGCACCTTGGCATCCACGAAAACCCGAAGGGCCAGGGCTGGGCATCCGGCCGGAACTACGGCCAGAAGATCATCAATATCCTGAACAGCATATTATCAATTAAGACAGAAAAGGAGAATGATACTATGAATATCACAAAAATGATCAGCAAGAAAAACTGCTATATCGGACAGAACAAACCTGCTTATATCGTAATCCATGAAACCGATAACTGGAGCAAGGGAGCAGATGCGAAAGCCCACGCCACTGCAATGAAAAACGGTAATCTGGCCGGAACCGTGCACTACTATGTAGATTCCAGGTCAGTCTACCAGACCTTGAACCATGCAGACGGAGCTTGGGCAGTAGGGGACGGAAAAGGAAAGTACGGAATCACGAACCGGAATTCTATCAACATTGAGATCTGCGTAAATCCGGAAACAGATTATTATGCTGCAGTTGATAAAGCAGAACAGCTGGCCGCACAGCTCCTGAAGCAGTACGGCTGGGGAACAGACCACCTGAAACGCCATTATGATGCTTCGAGAAAGAACTGCCCGCGTCGGATCCAGGCAGAAGGACGCTGGCCGGAATTTGTAAAAAAGACTGCAGCATATATGAAGGGAGCAACGACAGTGAAGAATACGACAACAAAGAACGCAGCAACATTGACCGACAAGATCGAAGTCCAGTTCCCAGTGATCCAGAAAGGCAGTAAAGGAACTGCAGTATCTATGCTGCAGGCTATGCTCGGAGTGAAAGTGGATGGTGATTTCGGGAATGACACAGATACATCCCTGAAAGCATTCCAGAAAAATGTGAAGCTCACAGAAGACGGAATCTGCGGAACAAATACCTGGAAAAAGGTGATCGAACACATGAAAGCCAACACGAAATAGTTTCCTATTACAATTGTAAAAAGTCCGGCAGGTACCCACTGCCGGACGGATATTGTATCATCCTATATAATTATTTTCACTGTATTTGGTTCAAGGGTGGCAATGCCACCACTTTGCCACCGTGGCAGAAATGCATGCTAAAGATACACAAAGCATAAAAAAGTGAACAGTTGCGAAAGCGTTGGTTTTGCGGTATTATTAAAGCTATATGAGGATATGCAAAGACAAAAAGCAAGGCACTTCTATATAGTACGCACGTCGAGACGGTTGTTCTTTTGTCCCAACTGAAACAAAAGCCGGATGATTACATTAATGTCACGATTGAACTTGATGATATGGATATAACATCTGCAGAGACTAAG